ATCATACAGGAGGCTTACGAAAGATGTGGTATGACTACAACTAGTGGTCATAGTCTTAGGTCAGCAAGAACAAGCCTTAACTTACTATTTGCAGAATGGGCAAACAGAGGAATTCACCTTTGGAAAGTTTCATTACATGAAAATGCGTTAGTTTCAGGACAAGCTGAATATGCTGTAGATGCAAGCGTAAGTGATGTACTTGAGGCTTTTGTATCTACAACTGCAGCTGGAGCGAATAACGTTAACACACAGGATGTTGCTTTAACAAAAATAGATAGATCTGCTTATTCTGCTCTTCCTAATAAATTAGCTTTAGGTCAACCATCACAATATTATGTTGATAGACAAGAAATACCTAAAATATATTTATATCAAGCACCAAACTTAATTACTTATACAACATTAAAATATTACGTTATAAAAAGAATTGAGGATGCTGGAGTTTATTCTAATGATGCTGATGTGGTGTTTAGATTTTTACCCTGTATGGTTGCAGGACTTGCTTATTATTTAGCAATGAAAAATGCACCGACACTTGTACAACAAAATAAATTAATTTATGAGGATCAATTGAAAAGAGCTCTTGATGAAGATGGTCAAAGAGCTTCAACTTATATTACTCCTCAATCATTTTACCCTAATGGAATTTAAATATGGCAAAATGGGCAACAGGTAAAAGATCACAAGCAATATCAGATAGATCTGGTATGGCTTTTCCATATAATGAAATGGTAAAAGAATGGAACGGCTCACTAGTTCATTACAGTGAGTTTGAACCTAAAAGCCCACAAATTAGAAGAAGACATTTTACAGCAGATGCAATTGCACTACAAAACACAAGACCTCAAAAATTTCAACAACCTACTGATATATCAAGTATTAATCCTCAAGCTCCTAATGATGACACAATAGCAAGTTCGGGAGGTTCAATGGTTGGAATTGCTAATTTAACATTACCAGGTCAATTTGCTTTTAAAACTCAATATATAGAAGTAGTTAGAGATGGAGTAACTACAATTTTACATAGTATGATTCCAGAGGACCCGTCTTTACAAAATAGAAGTAGACAAGCAAAGTTACATTTAGGAAAAATAACAGTGAGTATAACATAATGGCAATCACACATTCAAATTTTTTAACACAAGTAAGAAACTATACGGAAGTAAATAGTAATGTTTTGACTGATTCGATTATTCAAGATTTTATAAGATCAGTAGAATTAGATATCGCTGGAAAAGTTGATTATGATGACTTAAGAAAATATGCTACATCAAATTTTACAGTAGGTAATAGATACGTTATTTTACCTGGAGATGCTATGGTAGTTCGATCTGTTCAAGTTATAGATAGTAGTAACAATAGAACTTTTTTAGAAAAAAGAGATACAAGTTATATATCAGAATTTGCTCCCAATAGTTCTACAACAGGAACTCCTAAGTATTGGGCCAATTGGGAAGACAACGTTCAACAAGGTCAGGTAATTTTAGTTGCACCAACTCCTGCAAATGCGGATACTGTGCAGGTTAATTACATTAAATCACCTCCTCAATTTACAAGTACAACCAATACATATGTTTCTACAAATCAAGAATCAATGTTACTACATGGTGTATTAACAGAGGCATTTAGGTTTTTAAAAGGTCCTATGGATATGTACAATCTTTACGAAAAGAAGTACAATGAAGAAGTACAGAATTTTGCCCTACAACAAATGGGTAGAAGAAGACGAGCGGAGTATGATGATGGTGTACCTAGAGTACAAATACCTTCACCTCCTCCAAACACAAATTAATAAGGAGAATAATTATGGCAATAACAACAAATGCAATCTGTAATTCTTTTAAAAAAGAATTACTGCAAGGAAAACACGACTTTGATACATCATCTGATACTTACAAATTAGCGATGTACACAAGTTCAGCGACTTTAGGAAAATCAACAGAGAACTATTCAACAAACCCAGGTGGTGGCTCTAACACTGAAGTAACTTCAGCAAACTACACAGCCGGTGGTGGAACACTTGTTAATCAAGGTGTAAAAGTTTCATCTTCAGTAGCTATTACTGATTTTGCTGATCTAAGTTTTCAAAACGTAACTCTTACTGCAAGAGGTGCTTTGATTTACAACACAACTACTGACGGTGGTTCAAATACTACTGATGCAGTTGCTGTATTAGATTTTGGAAGTGATAAAACTGCAACAGCTGGAACATTTACAATTCAGTTCCCTGCATTTACTACTTCTGCTGCTATTTTAAGAATAGCTTAATAAAGGAATAAGATGATATGGCCACTGGATGGGGTAAGAAGACATGGGGTGCAGAAGCTTGGGGAGATCTAAGCGATACATCCGTTAACCTAAGTGGCCTATCATTAACATCAACTATTGGGAACGAAACCCACGTAATTGATCATCAAGTAACTCTCACTGGATTACAATTAACATCAACTCAAGGATCTGCTGTAGGGGGAACTTCTGCTTTAGTTAGTGTTACAGGAAGCCTAGAATCTATTGGTGTTGGAAGTGTTTTAACACCTATTGGACAAGAGGTTGGTGTATCTGGTTCACAATTAACTTCTACTCCAGGAGCAGCAACTATTGATGATACAACACTTACTGGAGAAGGTTGGGGAAGAGGAGAATGGGGTGAGTTTGCTTGGGGAGATAATTTCTCAGTTCAAGTTACAGGTATTTCACTTACCTCTTCAATTGGTGAAGAAACATCATTTACAGATGTAAATGTTTTAGTAACAAGTGCTGGTCAACTAGACACTACTTTTGCTAGTCCGTCTTTTTCAATCCAGGTAGACCAAGATATATTTGTATTAGCGTCAGAAGATCAACTTGATGCGCTTACGACTGTATCTACAGTAGCTGGAGATGCTACTGTAGATGTTACAGGTTCTCAGTCCACAATATCAATAGGTGTTACAGTAGGTGGTTTAAAAACTCCAGTAGATGTTACTGGAATTCAGGGCACAATGACTTTAGGCTCTATAACCTTAGAGCAGTCAACTAATGAACCTGTTACAGGACAACAACTAGCTATTTCCTTAGGTCAACATGCAGAAATACCAGGACAAATTATAGGTATTACAGGATTTGAATTATCAGGTTCTGTTGGTAGTGTAGTTGTAGAAGGTACTTCAAATGTTGATGTTACAGGTATTCAAATGACAGGTTCCGTAGGAAGTGTAACAGTAACCGCTTGGGCTGAGATAGATCCTGGAGTAACTAATGTTTGGACAGAGGTTGATTTAGCAGCTTAGGTAATGTAAAATTATAACAATTTAGGAGATAAAAATTTATGACATCTAGTTATTCTACAGATTTAAAACTTGAACTAATGGTAACTGGCGAAAATGCTGGTACATGGGGTGATAACACAAATAACAACTTAAACTTAATTCAACAAGCGATTTCAGGATTTGAACAAGTAACACTTAATAGTGGTGGTACTCTTGCTTTAGCAATGACTGATAAAACAATTTCTAATGCTAGAAATATGGTTATTAAATTTGCTACAGCTTCAATCGCAGCAAGCACAATTTGTACAATTCCAGATTCAATAGAAAAATTTTATATATTTGATGCAACAGGTTTAACTAACCCAACTAATCTTACAATTAAAACTGCATCAGGAACAGGATTTACTTTAGACCAAGCAAAAATTTATGCAGCTTATTCTGATGGGACAAACTTAAATGAAATTTCATTAGACACTTTAGGTGGTACAGTTGCTGCAGCAAATATAACAGGCACAATTGCTACATCTCAAATTGCAAATGATGCAGTCACTCAAGATAAAATTGCAGATGATGCGGTAGGCGCAGACCAACTTGCAGCAGATGCTGTAGTGACTGCTTCAATTGTAAACGATGCTGTCACAGCTGATAAATTAGCTGACACTGCTGTAACTGCAGGATCTTACACTTCAGCTAGTATTACAGTTGACGCACAGGGAAGATTGACTGCTGCATCAACCGGTGCAGGTGGAAGTAAAGGATTCACACCAAATTTTTATGTTACAGGTCCTGCTTCAGGAACTTTTACTGCTAACCCAGCAACAACTGAATTAATTGTTTATGCTACAGGTGGTGGCGGTGGATCAGGTGGAACTTCTAACCAAGGAAGATCCGGTGGCGGTGGCGGAGATGGTGGTTATGCCGTTTATAAAATTCCAGTCACAGCACCTTTTTCCGCACCTTATTCTATTGGTGGAAAAGGTGGTAATGGATCTCCAGGATATAATGCAAATTCTGGAAGCAGCGGTGGTGCAACTAATTTAGGATCTCCAGCTTTATTCACTGTCAACGGTGGAGGCGGAGGCGGTGGTTCTAATTATGGAGGATTCTCAGGAATCAATCCAAGTCCCGCAGGAAATATTTCAAACGCACCTTCACCTGATGGAACTGTTAATGCAACATTTTTTGTTGACTCTAACTCTGCAACTATAAGTGGCCCTGGAACTGGAAATTACAATGAAAGACCTGTTTTAGGTATGGATAATGGATCTGGTCAAGTTGGTAATGGTGGTGGAAGAGCACCTGGTGGTGTTGGAAGTAGACCTTCTAGAGGTGGAGCCATTTTAATTTTTGAAAACGATACGTAGGAGATTAATAAATGAAGTATGCAATATTTGAAAATGGTGATTTAAGAAACGTAGCTTTAACTGATTCTGAAAAAGATTCATTGATGCAACATCGTACAACATATGTTGCTAAAGAATTTACTGATCAACAAGCTAGTGATGCCTTAAATCTTAAAAAAACTTTTAGGTTGGAGGGTGATAATATTGTTTCAATTGATAATGAAATACCTACTACAGAAGTCCTTTCAAAAGAATATTTTGAACAATGGTATTCGTGGGCTGTTTCAGGAATAGATGCTTTTTTGAAATCTAATAAAAATCATCCTGATTATAATGAATGGCAAACAGTTCAAAACCAATTATTAGCTGTAAATATGAGAGAGATGGAAGATCTTTATCCTTTATCTCAAACACCTCAAGAATGGTTTAGTGCTCAACCAGGAAATTCACAGAAGAAATTATTGCAATTACCGTAGATTAATTTAAAAACTAACCTATGTTTTCAAATAAGATAGAGTTTAGTATTCATCCTGATCTAGTAGAAGTAAAAGAAATTCAGCCAAAACCGGCTAAAAAATTTATACCAGAATGGTATAAAAAAATACCAACCCACTCTTTTCCAAAATTAAATATAAAAGGATGTATGCCTTTTTTAGATTGTATGACTGCTGGTTATACATTGCCTTTACCACAAGATATAAATTTAAACTTTAACTTTTATAATGAAGAGCAAAAAGCATACGGAATTAGATACCATTATGGAGCTGCAAAAAGTTATAGTAAAGAAGAATTATTTCAATATAATTTAAATAGCCATGAATCAAATGAACATAATATTGATCAACTAGGTGGTAAAAAAAGTTTTCCTGTTAAAAAAAACGGTAATTTTAGTTTTTTAAAAATATTAAATCCCTGGATAATAAAAACACCGCCAGGGTATTCCTGTTTGTTTATTCCTCCTGTACTAAATGAAAATGATTATTTTAGTATAATTCCTGCAATAGTAGACACTGATAAATTTTCACACTTTGTAAACTTTCCAATTATAATTAACGCTGATAAATATCCAAAATTTGATATGATGTTCAAACAAGGAACTCCATATGTTCAGGTTATTCCTTTTAAAAGAGAATCATGGAATTTTAAAATTAAAGCTATTGATAATAATATAGTAAAACAAAAATTTCAAAACTTAGGAAGTTTAATAAATAGTTATAAAGAAAAAATTTGGTTTAAAAAAACGTGGTCTTAGAAGATTTAATATACACCGAAGAAAATGTCATGCCACCAGAAACATTATCTTCTTTTATAAAATGGCTAAATAAAGAAGATGATAAATTTCAAAAAGCTGCAATTATTTCAAACTCAGGGGGCGGACAAATTGTGGATGAAAAAGCAAGAAAAGTAAAAAATTTAAGTTTGAATTTGCAAAGTAAATCCCAAACAGAAGTGCATTGGCTTAATTTTTTAGGCTCTATTATAATAAATTTAAAAAAAAACTATGAAAGAAAATTTAATACAACTTGTGTAGTTCATGGAGTTCAAGAGATTACTATTTTAAAATATGAAAATGATGGTCATTATGGTTTTCATTCTGACCATTGTCGATCTATACCGAGAACATTGTCTATAATTATTCTTTTAAATAATGAGTACGAAGGTGGAGATTTAGTTTTTAGTAATTTAAGTAAAACTAATGAAATACTTAGAGTTAAACCATCTGCTGCAAAAGCTATTGTCTGGCCAAGTAATTTTATGTATCCACATAAAGTAGAGCCTGTAACAAAGGGGATTAGATATTCAGTTGTATCATGGCTACTATAAAAGATTTTAAATATAAACTAGTAAAAAACTTTCTCACAGAGGAAGAAACAGAATTAGCAAAAAAATATATATTAATAAAGCACAAGAATAATAGAGTAGATTTTGATTTTGCTCAAAATAACAATTCAGATACAATATTTTACAGAGACCCTTTTGGTGAGTCTTTGCTTTTAAATAAAAAAAATTTAATGGAAAAAGAAACAAATTTAGATTTGTTTCCTACTTATTCTTTCACTCGTTTATATACCTATAACTCTGAGCTCAAACCACACAAAGATAGACCATCTTGTGAGATATCTGTTACTGTCATGCTTGGAAGTGATGGCACAGAATGGCCTATTTATATTGAAAATAATTCTATTCATATGGAGCCAGGTGATGCTTGTATTTATTTAGGCTGTGAATTAGAACATTATCGTAAAAATTTTATTGGAGATTGGCACGCACAATGTTTTCTTCACTACGTAGACCAAAAAGGTCCTTATTCTGATTATAAAGATGATAAGCAAGAACCTTTGTATAACTTAGACTAAGTTTATTTTAACATAATAAAATGGTATAATACCTAATGCCTTTAACAAATGTACAAATAAGACCAGGATTTAATAAACAAGTCACTGAAACAGGAGCAGAAGGTCAATGGACTGATGGTGATTTTGTTCGTTTCAGATACGGATTACCAGAAAAAATTGGTGGATGGGAACAAATCACAGGTTCAACTTTAACTGGAGCAATAAGAGAACAGCTTGTGTGGGCTGATTTAGACGGGAGAAGATACGTTGCATTAGGTTCAAATAAAATATTAGTAATTTATTTTGAAGGTGCTTTTTATGATATTACTCCATTAAATACAGCTATTACAGGAGCTACGTTCACAACTGTAAATACGGTAGCTACTGTTACTGTTAACAAGGTTGCACATGGTCTTGAGGTAGGCGATTTATTTACATTTACATCAGTAACTCCTCCAACTGGAGCAGGATACTCGGCATCAGATTTCACAACTAATACTTTTCAAGTTGTTACCGTTCCGGATATAGATACTTTTACTGTAACAATGGCTAGCGCAGCAGGAACCTCAGTTGCTGCATCAGGAGCTGCAACTATAAACCCTTATGTAAAAGTTGGCCCTTTAAACCAAACCTCAGGTTATGGTTGGGGAACAGCTGCTTGGAGTGGAGCTTCAGGTACTGTTTCAACTTTAAATGGAGCTTTGTTAGATGATACTGCAGGGACAGGAGGTGTAGGAACTTCTATTACACTTACGTCAACAACTGGCTTTCCGACTTCTGGCTCAATTAAAGTTGGAGCTGAATTTATTTCTTACACAGGGATTTCAACTAACGATCTTACTGGCATAACTAGAGCATCAGGCGGAACTAGATCTGCTCATTCAAACGGAGCAGGTGTTGAATATTATACAGCTTGGGGACAAGCATCAACATCATCAAGTGTAGTTTTAGATCCTGCATCTTGGTCTTTAGATCATTTTGGAGAAAAATTAATTGCAACTATTAAAAACGGTAAAACTTTTGAATGGAACCCTATTCACTCGGCACCTGCAGCTTTAACCACGAGAGCTACAGTTGTAAGTAATGCGCCTACAAAATCGGTAATGTCTATAGTTTCTGAAAGAGATAGACATTTAATTATGTTAGGCACAGAAACAACTGTTGGAAGCGATACTACACAAGACAAAATGTTTATTAGATTCTCAGATCAAGAAAATATATCTGATTATGCACCTACATCAGTTAATACAGCAGGTACTTTTAGAATAGATTCTGGAGTAAAAATTGTTGGTGCAGCAAAAGCAAAAGATTATATATTAATACTTACAGACACTTCAGCATATGTTATGCAATTCGTTGGTCCACCTTTTACTTTTTCAATAAGACAGGTTGGTTCTAATTGTGGATTGATTGGACAACATGCAGTTAAATATGTTAATGGAGCAGTATGGTGGATGGGGCAAGCTGGTGGTTTCTTTGTTTATGATGGAACAGTAAAATCAGTTCCTTGTTTAGTTGAAGACTTTGTATTTACAGACAAAGGAGATAACTTAGGAATAAATTATTCATCGGGAGAACAGGTTTATGCAGGTTTGAATCATCTTTATGAAGAAATAAGTTGGTTCTATCCTAAAGAAAATTCTTCTAGTGTAGATAGAGTAGTCACATTTAATTATACCGAACAAACATGGACGACAGGTTCTTTATCCAGAACATCTTGGCACGATGCAACTTTGTATGATAACCCATACGCAACAGAATTTAATGGAACAGGCATACCGACTTTTCCTGTTATACAAGGTGTCACAAACGTAAATGGTTCAACTACTTACTATGCGCATGAAATTGGAAATAATGAAGTTGACTCCGTGGGTAATAAAACAGCCATACCTGCATTTATACAATCAGGAGATTTTGATTTAGATATAGAGGGGAATGGTCAATTGTTTATGAGTATAAGAAGATTTGTTCCAGACTTTAAGTTACTTACAGGTAATGCACAAGTGACATTAAATTTACGTGATTATCCAACAGATGGTGCGGTCTCTTCACCTCTTGGACCATTTACAATTACAAGTTCAACTGATAAAGTGGATACAAGAGCTAGATCAAGATTTGCTAGTTTGAAAATAGCTAATACTTCAACCGATGAAAATTGGAGATACGGTACATTTAGAGCAGATATACAACCTGATGGTATGCGAGGATAAATGGAAAATTTTTTATTAGAACAATATAATTCAAATTTAGCAGATCAAGCAGCAATGTTGCAAAATCAATATTTAAATAATGATGTGAATATTGGAATTGCTCCTTTAACACAAAATTTATATTCACCATTATCTGAAAATACTATGCAAGGACAAAACATAGGAATTCAACCTTTGCTTCCACCAGGAGTAGATTCAATAGATATTAACAAATCTAAAAAAAAACCATTTGGTTTAAACACAATTTTTAACCTTTATAAAAATTATAGCCCTACAGGTGTGGCTTTCAGAGGAGCTAAAGCACTTCATAATTATATACAAGGAACTGATTTTGCAAGAACATCTAATTTAATGGATTATTTAAATTCTAAATCATACGGAGGAGTAGATGCAAGAGAAAGAGCACGATCACAAAATATGAGGGAAGCTAGAGCTATACAAAAACAATTAGATTTGAGAACTGCAGCTGGTAATTATAATGATGGTCAAGATAGAAATAGGGGCCAAATTCAATCCTCACCAAAAAAATCATCTCCTAGACAAGAGCGACAGACTTCAGGATCGGGTGGCTTACATAGTGGGTATTAATGGCTAGAGTTGATATAGTAATACCAGAGCCAACACCACAGTACACTGAAGAAAACCAAAGACAAGTGTCTCAATCTTTACAAACTTTAAAAGATAAGTTAAATACATCTTATCAACAAGAAATTAAAAATGAACAAAATACATTTAGTTGGTTTATATCATGACGATTAGATATAAAAACCAAGGTTTTAAACAAGCTGCTACAGGTAAGACTACAGTATTTACATGTCCTAGTGATGCAACAGTTATAATTAAAAGTGTTTATTGTGCAAACAACGATGCATCATCAGGTGTTTTAGTTAATATGAATTTAGTGGATTCTTCTGATTCAAGTACTGAGTACGAATTTTTTAGAGATGAGGTGGCTGCAAAGTCTCAAGTGAATGCCTCACCTCAAGGTTTAAATTTAGAAGCAGGTGATGCAATAACAGTGCAAGCAGCTACCGGAAGTAATACAATTCAAGGTGCAATAAGTTATGCTCTAATAGACAGATCTCAAGAAAATGGCTAGAAAATTTAAAGACTTTGTTGAAAGAGATAAACCTAGAAAAAGACCTCGTAGGCATTCGAAAAGCCCCAATAAAAAAAAGAAATTGCAAAACAATAAGAAATATAATAGACAGGGACGAAGACAAAAATAATAGGAGAATTTAATGAGTGATTTACCTAAGATCCCTGCAGAAGCAAAAGAAATTATCAAACATAAAAGAACTGGAAAAGTATATGCTAGTAAAAATGATTTTGATGCTGATGTTGCTGATCCCAATACTGATACTACTATGGATGATTTTAGGCAAGACCTTGAAATTAAAGTTACGAGAATTGGTGAAATGGGAGCTTTAACTAAAAAATAATGCAACCACGAGGAGCCACTGAGCTACAAATGGAAATGCTTGAAAAGCATGTTTCAAAAGAGTTGTTAGACCAAGTACAGATATGCACATCCATTCCCGGTAAAGTTCCAATAGATTCAAACAAATTAAATATTCTTTGGCAAAAAAACTCTTGGGACCAACCAAATTTACAAGAATTTTTTACTAATAAAAAAAGACATGACGAATATGATTGGTATGTATTTAACAGTCATTGGAATTATGAAAAATTTAGATATGCTTTTGATATACCCACAGAAAAATGTGTAGTTATTAAGAATGGTATAGATACCTTTCCTGTTAGAAAAATTTATAAAAGAGGCACTCCAATTAAATTAATACATCACTGCACTCCATGGAGAGGTTTAAATGTATTATTACGTGCAATGCAGGAAATAGATAATCCTCACATAAAATTAGATGTTTACAGTTCCTGTAAAGTATATGGATCTGAGTTCTCTGATAATACTGAAAAAGATTTTGAAGGATTGTATGAACAGGCTAAACAATTACCTAACGTAAACTATATTGGTTATAAACCTCATGAATACATAAAAGAAATGATGCCTAATTATGATATGTTTGTGTACCCATCTATATTTGAAGAAACTTCTTGTGCATCAGCTTTAGAAGCTTTAGCTTCTGGTGTACATGTAATCACTAATAATTTTGGAGCTTTATATGAGACTTGTGCAGAATGGCCTGTATACATTAATTACTCTAAAAACTATGAACAAATGGCTAAAGATACAGCGGCAGCGATTGATTTTGCAGCATCTTATTTGCATGAAGACTTTATGCAAGAACACCTGCAGGAGCAGCAAAAATTCTACAAACGATTTTATAATTGGCAGAAAAAGGGTATGGAATGGACAAACTTTTTGAAAGGAGCTTTAAATGAAAGAAACAATAAATGAAGACACTTACCAAACGTTAAAAGAAGTTGCAGTAACACCATACGAAAAAGCTACTATTCCTATGTGGAAACCGGACACCGGACAAAAACAACAAAAGAAAACAATTAAGTCAACTTATAATATTATGATTTGCACACCATGTCATAGTAATGTAACCATGCACTACACTCAAGCTCTTTTAGAATTACAACAACTTTGTATTAAAAAGGGAATAAGAATTACATTTACTTTATTAAAATCTTCTTTAGTCACTCAAGGAAGAAACTTATGTGTTTCAGCTTTTTTAGAATCTAATTGCACTCATATGTTATTTGTAGACTCTGATATATATTTTAGAGCAGAGTCTATTATTAAAATGTTAGATTTAGACAAAGAATTAATATCTATTCCTTATCCACTTAAAACTATGATGTGGGATAAACTGTATAAAAAGTGGAATGATGGTGAAGTTAAAAACGCTGGAGATATACATAGATGGTTAAATACATACCCAATGAAAGTATCAGATGCTAGTAATATAACTTTAGATAGTGGTGTCATGGAAGTTACACATAGCCCCACAGGATGTATGTTAATTAAAAGAGCAGTATTTGATAAGATGATAGAAAAGTATCCAGATAAAAATATAGTTCAAAAAACTGTTATAAATGGTGAGTATGTAGATAGACCTCATTTATGGAACTTTTTCGATTGCATACATGATCCTAAAACTAAAACTTATTTGGGTGAAGATTTTTCTTTTTGTAAACTTTGGAAAGATATCGGGGGTAAATGTTATGTGTTTGTTAATGATCCAATCATTCATGTGGGCGAACATCAGTACGAAGGGTGTTTTAGAGACGAGTTGAAACTAGCCGAGTAAAATGGTATTATTTCATACTTAAGATCTTAAATTGGAGAATTAATAAATGTTACAACTTTTACCCTACGCACTAGCAGCTTATGGCGGATATCAAGGATACAGAGGAGCAAAAAATTCAGGAGCGTCAGGACTTGGGAGAATATTAGGTGGTATTAGTGGAGCTTACACAGGGTATACTTTAGGTTCAACAGGTATGAGTATGTTTCCAGGATCAGCGGCAACAAAAGCATTTACTGCAAGTCAACCAGCTTTCCTAGCTAATATGCCTGGAGCTTACAACCCACAAAGTTCAGTTAGTGGAATGGTAGATCAAAGTGGACTTCCTCCAAGTATGAGAAATTCAAATTTAAATGCAGCCCAACAAGTTACAGATCAAAATAAAGGTGGAGGTCTTTTAGATATTTTAAGAAAAGGTGGAGAGTCTGGTGCTGAATTTTCTCCAGGAAGAGTTTCAACTGCAATAGCTGCAGGAACTTATTTAAGCGGTGCGTTTGACCCACAACCAACTGATATTTACACACCAGGATACAACATGAGTTATTTAGATCTACGAGCTAATAGACCAGGATACACTTATATAGATCCAACAACAGGTGAAGAAAAAGCATACGAAAAAGTATACGCTCCTGAAGAAGCGGGTATAGGAGATCCAAGAATGGGTCCTTATTCTATGAATGTTCAAAGATTAAGAGTAGGCGGTATAGCACAAATAAAAAAATTTAATGAAGGTGGTGTAAACTATCTTCCATCAAAAGTTTCTCATGATGAAAACGATGCAAACAATTACGTTAGAGCATCAGGTTATGTAGAAGACGGAGCAGGCGTAGGAAACAAAGACGAGGATACAATGTTAGCTCAATTAGCAGACGGAGAGTTTGTAACAAGAGCAGATGGAGTATTAGGTGCTGGAATCATAGCTGGAGCTAATCCAAATAGCATGAAAGATATGCGAGAAAAAGGTGCCCAATATTTCTATGAACAACAAAAAAGATACAAGCGTGTATTTGATTTATTACAGGATGGAAATGGCAACAGCAAACAAAAAACAAATTAAACCTTTAGTTAGTATTCTACCTTTAGAGCCTAAGGATATAGAAAGATTTTGGCCATTAGCTGAGTTTATGGTTTCAGAAGCTTTAGCGTTTTCAGGTAAATATGCTGATTCAGCTTGGGTAATGAATGAGTTAAAAAAAGATTTAATGCAATGTTGGATAATGTTTGGATCAGATGAGTCAGAAGAAAATAAAGTATTTGGTATTTGTGTTGGTAGAATTGGTATTATGCCAAACTATAATCAATATGAGATTGTGATATGCACAGGTAAAAGAAGAGAATTATGGGAAGATAATTTAATAACAGCAGTAACAGATTTTGCAAAAATAAATAAATGTAAAAGAATGAGTATAATGGCCAGACCTGGTTGGGAAAAAATTTCTAAAAAATGGGGCTGGAAAAAGAAACACGTACAATTAGAGAAATGGATATAATATGAGTTTTTTTTCTTCAAAATCTCCACCTGCTGCACCAACAACTGGTACAAGTATTTATAGAGAAGCTCCTGGTATAGAGGAACGAAAAATAGAATTAATGGACATAGCCCGTCAAGTGGCTCAAAATCCTATTACTCTGCCGGATTATAAGGTTGCAGGTTTAGGTGCATTAGAACAACAAGGTTTAACTGCAGCAGGAACAACAGGTATTGGTGCTCCAACAGTTACTGCAGGAATTAATCAAATTAATGCTGCAGCCGCTCCGGTTGGTCAACAACAAATAAATCAATATTTAAATCCTTATCAATCTTATGTAACTGATGAAATTGGAAGACAAGCTCAAATAATGCAAAATCAACTTGGTGCTAAAGCTATAGGTTCCGGTGCATTTGGTGGAGGAAGAGAAGGAGTTCAACAAGCAGAACTTCAAGGTAGAGCTTTAACTGCTATGGGTACAGCACAGCAACAAGGTTTTAATACTGCATTAGGTGCAGCTCAGAGACAACAACAATTAGGTCTTGCTGCTGGTCAACAACTAGGTCAAATGGGTCTAGGCCAACAACAAATGGCACAAGGTGATATTAATCAATTATTTGCAGCAGGTGGTGTTCAAAGACAACTTGCTCAACAAACTTTAGATGCACAAAGACAATCTACATTACAACAACAATACGAACCTTATCAAAGAGCTGAGTTCTTAGCTAACTTGTATGCAGCAGGACCTAAATCACAATCAGGAATTACTATGGGAACTGCACCAAGCACAAGTCCGTTAGCCCAAGCTGTAGGTACGGGTATAGGAGCGTTCACAGCATTTCAAGGTGTTAAACCAACGGCACCGGTTTAGGAGATTCGATGTCACTTAACAAAGTTTTAAACAGACCTATGTTTAGGAAAGAGGCTCTTAGAAAAGGTGTGCTTAAAACTATCAATGCAAACGATGGTATTATGGTTGGACAGCCCTACACTGGAGCACCAGTTCCGGCAATTAGAAAACCACCAACTGCTTTTGAAAGATTTAAAGTAAGTGGACCTGTAAGAGGTGCAACAAATTTAATTAAAAGCGCAGCTAATATTCCTGCATATTATGGTTTTACTGGAGGCATGAAAGTAGGGGAAGCTATGGGTATAAATGATCCTGTAGGACAAACACTTTCAGGTTTGGGAGGAGCTTATGCTGCTTCTAGAGCATTGCCTGCATTAGCTGGTATCGGATTTTTACCAAGTGCTATTGGAATAGCTTCTATAGAAGGAGTTAGAAACAGAGTTAACGCAGGTATTGAATTAAGAAAAAAAATTAATGCAATGTCTCCTGAAGAAAGAAAAGCTTTTGAAATAGAAAACAGAAACAAAGCATTTAGTTATATGGGAGAAGGTGTATCAGATGCAGATTTATTTGGTAAGTTTGTACCAAAAACACCCGAACCAATTGACACAAGAAAATCAGCTGCACCTAAAGAAGGACCGGGTTCGGGAAGACCTTCTGGATTTGGAAAAAATTCAAAAACATTAAAAGCTGAAGGCGACCCACTGCTACAGGACAACGTAGCTAATTCAGAGGACATAGCAGATTTAGATGCAGTGCAAGAAAATGCTGTAAACATAGACAGTACAGGAATGCCACCAGGACCTCCAGGTAGTACAGACACTTTACCTACTAAAGTAGTAGATAAGGATATGCCTGAAGCTGAAAAGAAAAATATTGAAACAGAAAATAAAAAACAAGGCGATAATGAAATTGCTTTAGGTGGTCCATCGGACGATGTAGAGTTTAATAAAACAATAGCACTTGCTAAAAGATACCAAGAAGAAGTATTTAAAGGCGAAGGTTCACAAGCTAAATTAGTATTTTTAGCTAATCTTGCTTCAGGATTATTAACCGGTACTACAAGAAATTCAGGTATTGGTGGAGCACTTGAAGTATTTGGTCAAGCTTTAGGCCCTGCAGTTAATAACTACGCAACAATAAAATTAAAAGAAGGTGAGCTTAGAGCTCGAAACAGAGAAGCATCACTAAATGCTGCAGTAGATCATATGAAATTTGTAAATGAAAATACTGTAGAAGAAAGCCCTGATAGAACAGGAGGAATAATTCAAATTAGAGGAGCTGATGGTAGGTTAAGAAATTATAAAGGTTACACTTTAAAAGACGGAACAAAACAAATAGCAGCAGGCATTGGACCAGATGGTAGAGAAATGTTTGTACCTGTATCACAAGGAGCACCGATTGCTGATAGCAATGGTCAACTTATTGGTCAGTATGAAAACTTCTTAGAACAAAATAGCGTAGACAAAAGATTATTTGATATTCAAGATGTACTTGGAAATAGATATAATGCATTATCTGTAACAAGAGATGTATTAAGAACATTAAACCAAATGGATGAGTCTGGCGAACAAGTTAAAGCCGGTGCTGCATTATCTATTGATCAATTTACTAGAAGGTTAAGTGGTGTTGCAAAAGAAGTATTAGGGTTCGAAGTGTCCTCAATGTCATTAGATGCTTTAGAAGCAAAAGTAGCTGAACTTCAAGCAGATGAATATGCTGCAATAGATAGAGATCCTGATTTAAGTGAAGAAGGTAAAGAGGCGGCTAAGAAAAATTTAGACAGTAAAAATTTAATTAAACAAGCTAAAGCTAGATTAAATAAGAGAGGGATGCTTTCTGGACTATCGAGAGAAGAACAAGAAAAACTTGCAGTACAAGAAGTTACACTAACCTATGCACTAGCAAATACATTTAAAGATCAAGATAGATTAACACAAAGAGATGTTAACGCTGCAAAAGAAATTGTAAATATATTTTCACTTGGTAGATCTTCTAAAGACGTTAAAGCATCTATTCAAGCAATTGGAAGACAGCTTGAATCAGATATTAGAAGACAAGAAAGTTTATATACAGTAGCAGGTGGATTAGAAACTACTCTAAAAGATTTAAGAAGACTAAAAAACTTTGAAGTATTTGAAGGTGAAGGCGGAGTTGCTTCTCAATTAGCAGAGGATTTAAGTATAGAGGAAATAGAAAATATTATTGAAGGGATAAACTAATGGCTTCCTTAAAAGAAATTCAAGATCAAATTAACAACAATACTTTTGATCCTAATAAATTAAACGCAAGACAAAAAAAAGCAGTTGATGAAGCTATAAAAAGAGGACTAATCACTGGTCCTTCTATGTCAGAATTACAATCACAAAGAGCAGGTGCAGCAAAAGATGTAGCAACAATAGATGCTGCAGTTAAAAATCCTATTGGTGTTAGATTACAACAAGAAGGAAGTTCTCTAGATGGTAGATCAGAAGCAGTGCTTGCTGGAGATCTTATAGGATCAATTACACCTTATGTTGCAATGAGAAAGAAAATATTTAGTGCAGCTAAATCAAAAGTACCAGGAGATAAATCAACAGGTTTGTTTGCTAGAACTAAAATGTTTAGCAACTTTGCAGACAAACTTACAACAAGACTACCAGGAAGATTTAAATTATTAGGTGGCCTTACAAAATTACTTGCTAAAGTGGCAGACCCAACTGTTGGTAGAGTGTTAGCTAGTCCACTTGGAAGAGCAGAAGTATACTCTGTATTAGGTGGTACTGCAGGAGCAGGCGCAGGTTCAGTTACTTATGACATGTTGAATGAAACTGTTGGAGTTGCTGCGATGGATGCAATAGCATCGGACATGGAAAACATGAGCCCAAAAGAAGTCAACACAGATATGATGGCTAACGCTGCAGACTCTATGTTTACAGCTTTAGCATGGAACGCTGGTGCCGCAGCATTGACACCGGTTATTACAAAAGGTTTAGGTAAAGTTGGAAGATTAATGATTGGTGCTAAATCAAAAGATGCAAAACAATTAGTTAACATTGCAAGAGACAAAGGTTTACCACTTCCTATGGTAATGACTGCACAAGAAGGTACAGGTCTTCTTGGTGGTTTTGCAGCTAAGTATTTTAAGGTACTTGGTATCATGCCTTTTATTAATGGTATTGGTAAAGAGGCTTTACAAGGTGCTGAACAAGCAGCAGGAAAAGAATATTTAAATAACTCTGTATTAAATTATGGGCCACTTATAAAGACAGGTATGCTATCGGCTACTATTTGGAAACAAGCAGATGAAGCGTTTAAACAAAATTCTAATTTAATTAACGCTAGTTACAAAGCTTTTGATACTTTAGCTGATACGATAGGTAACCCTAAAGTTATTCCTACAGGACATGTTAAAAAAATGGCTGGTGATTATGTTGATGAATTAGCAATGCAATTTCCTGGTTTAAGAGGATATGCTCAGGATAAATTAGGAGACGTACCTTTAAAAGATTTACAGAAACTTCAGGGAACAGGAGATCCACTTGCATTATTTTTTAGATACATGAACGCAGTTGATGATTTTGTAACTCCAAAAGAATATAAAGGTATGATTACAACTTTAAATAGAGCAATACAAACTACAGGATATGAAAACATAAGACCTACGCTTTGGTCTATTAGGGAAGCGTTAGAAAATGATTTAAATTCATTTGGTGCAAACATAACAAAAGAGACTTTTTTAAAAGATGACACAGTCAAAGCGGCATATGAAACACTAAAGAAAACAAATCCTGCTGCTGCAGAAGCAGATATGGCCCTTAAGATAAAATCTTCTGAAGGTTTAAGAGATAAACTTTATGGTGCGAATGATACATTCTCTACATTAATGAACTTTTATCAAAGAGCTAATGCTACAAAAGTATTTAGAGATTACAATGCAACAACATTTACTAACAAAGCTTTAGCTGGAATCGGTGGAATGGAAAAGAAAAAATCACAAAGATTCTTTAATGATTTAGCTAATGATGTATTTACACGTGGAGACCCTACTGCAATCAAACAATTTAGACAATTATTAGGTGCTGATAAAATAGTATCTAAGAAAACTGGTAAAGCAATAGGAGTTACAAAAGGTGGTGGTGAAGGATTATTTAATGCTGCAAAAGCTAGATGGATGTTTAATTCATTCTATAAAGGTTTTGATTCAGCTTCATCTCCTGCAGGTAGAACAATGATTGATGAAATTATGAACGAGTCTACTGTTAGAGCTGGTATTAATGGAACAGTAGATGTTATGGAATCAATGGTTCAAAAAGGAGATGTTGTAGATTTTAGTTTAGACAAAGTTAAAACAGGTAATAATATATTTGATGCAACAAAAATAAGATTTAGTCCTAAAGATACATCAGGATTTAACATCAATAAATTTATGAGAGAGCTTGGAATTGCTGATCCAACTGATGATGTAGCAAAAGAAAAAATGATATCCATACTTGGTGGTAGAGGACAAGCAAAAGAATTTGAAAAGTTTTTAACTTATATGAAAGCAGTATCAGATACTCCTATTGCGGATACATCTACTTTCATGCAAAGAAGATTACAATTAGGTGGACTTAATTCATTTACAGGAGCGTTAGTTCTTGGAGGTTCTGCAGCTGTTAATCCATTTGCACCAGCATTATTTATTTTACTAGGGAGACGTGCAGGTCAAATACTTACAGACCCTATAGCTATGAGAGCTTTTAATGATGCATTAAACCCTGACGAACAAATTAGATTATTAATGGGTAAAAAAGTTGGTGATGGTGTACCAGGAGTTTTAGGTATTGGAAGAAGATACTTTAAAGGTAGAGATATTCAAACAGCAGCTAACATTTTAAAATCGCCAGGAGTTGTTGGTAGATTAGGTCTTACACAAAAAAGAGAAGCTTTTGCAAGATTAGTTAACTATTTAAATGAGAGTGATGCTGATGTTCCAAGAGTAGATCCTAAAACTGTTACACCAGAAGAAATTACTGAAAGAATGGGACAACTAGAAGCAAAAGTTCCAGCACCTAACTATAACGAAGATACAATTCCTAAAAACAATTTTGAAACTATGTTTGCACAAGACTATTCAGGAAGCTCTGGTAACTTACAAACAGACACTAACGCTGTAACAATGTTATCTACAGCTACACAGAATGAAGCTATGGTTGATGCTGAAGAAGCACCAGTTGAAGCTGAGGAAAAAATGATTATGGCTGACTTACAACTAGAAAATCCTACAGCTCAAGCGCCTGTAGCACCAGTACCACCGGCTACCGGACAAGTAAATCCACAACAATTCCAAGCACTGTTTCCTAACGATCCAACAGGAGCTGCAATAGCACAAAGAGGAGTTAGACGTGGCTAGAAAATCTGCATTAGATAGAATAGATAATCACGAAAAGATTTGCAGATTAATGCAAAAACAAACTTTTGATCAAATAAAAGAAATAAAAGATAGAATATTAAGGTTAGAGAAAATGATATTAGCTGGTGGTGGTGCGATTATTCTAGCTTTAATAGCAAATATCATGTAAGTAATCTTACATGAAGTTACTTAAAAAGTATCCTTACAAACACTACAATAGATTCTCAGACACAACAGGACGTAAGTATTTAGTAGATAATATAAAAGTACCAAGTGTAACAACTATACTTTCTGCTACTAAAGATAAACGTTTTCTAGATAATTGGAGACGTAAAGTTGGAGATGCAGAGGCCGATAGAATTATGAATCAAGCATCAGCAATCGGAACTGAGATGCACCAGGTGCTTGAATATCATTTAACTGGTCAAGGTTATTACAACGCTACTGAAGAAGGTACTAAACCTAGAATGATGGCCAAGACTATTTTAGATAATATTAAAATAGATGAGGTGTGGGGTAATGAAATAAGTTTAGAATATGAAAACAAATTTGCAGGTACAGCAGATTTATCTTGTGTTGCTTACGGGAAACCGAGCATCGTAGACTGGAAACAATCAAACAGACCTAAAAAAGAAGAGTGGGTTGAAGATTATAAATATCAACTAGGTGCATACTATCTAGCTCATACAAAAAATTATGGACCAATTGAACAAGGAGTAATATCTATTTGTACAAGAGATCTTCAATACCAAGAATTCCGATTAAATGAGTCGGATTTAAAAGAGTATGGAGATAAGTTTTTAGAAAGAGTAGAGCAGTTTAACAAACTTACAGCAACCAGCTCTTAAGATCTTCTTCACCTAAAGTTTTAGCAGCGATTTGACCTTTACTAGTAAGAGATTTCATTATAGCTTCATCTAATGTACCCCTGGCTACAATATCAATATAAACAACAGTGCCTTTTTGGCCCAATCTATGAGCACGGTCTTCTGATTGCATTCGGACTTCTAAATTATAATTATTAGAAAAATATATCACTGTATTACAGGCAGTAAGCGTAAGCCCAAAACCTCCTGTAGTTGGGTTAGCAACTAGGAATCTTGTTTTATCATCTTCTTGAATTCTTTTGACAGCATCTTGTCTATCTTCAACATCAACAGCACCATAAATACATACGGTTGAATCCTCTCCGTATTTTTTAGTTAAGAAGTCTTTGATCTCATGAATGTTATATAAATAGTTAGCCCAGATAATTACTTTACCATCTGTTTCTTCAAGTATTTCATCTAAAGCATTTAACTTAGACTTATGTAATTCCATGATCTCACCATCATCATTTTTTGTAAAACCATTACACACCTGGTGGAGTTTAATAATCTCAGTAAGTTTATTTGAGAAAGATATCGTACTGTCTTCAACAATAGCTAAGGCATGGTGTTTTAATCGTTCATAGATTTTCTTACCATCACCTTCTAGTTCTATGTACCTTTTAGATCTAACTTTAGGTTTAAGGTCTAAACATTGGTCCTTACGAATCCTGGTCGCAAAAGACTTCATCTTCTCTTCTAACTCATCTAATCTTTTGTAGTATTTAGGTATAGAAATATATCTACCCGAACCAACCGGTATATCGGTCATCTCAGCATACCTATTCCTAAATGCTAAATAACTATGAAAACCTAATAATTCTGGACTTAAGAACGCACATTGTGTAAATAGATCTAATGGAGATTTTGTTATTGGGGATCCTGTTAGTATACGCTTTATATGGGATACTTTGGATAGTGATAAAATGTTTTTTGTTCTTTTTGCTGATCGGTTTTTTATTGTGGTTGATTCATCCAGTGCTACAAAATTTAATTTATTTTTAAGTAAGTATTCTACACAAGCTTGGTAGCCTCTTTTAGTAGATAAAGCTTCAACATTAATTAAAAATATTTTTAAGTCTGGTGATTCGTCCATCTTAAAATAATCTTTTGGTTTATCTATATTCCATTTATAAATTTTATATTTTAGAACGTCAGGCATATGAGTTTCTATCTCAGACTCCCAGTTTGTATAAACTGATTTAGGTGCAATAATTAAAACACTAGTTATTTTTCTTTGAAGATAAAGATAAGCAATATTATCTATAGTTACTTTAGTTTTGCCTGTACCCATTTCCATAAAATAAGCCCATTCAGTTTTTTCAGCTGAATCGTTTAGAGCATTCCGTTGGTGCTCATACGGCTTGGTCTTATAGGGGTATTTCCACATCTTGAAAGTTTTTATATTTTTTTCTTGCAAAGATCAAATGAATAATTTAAGACCCCATCAGGAGGAAAATATGGAAAAATTAGATATTGAAAAGATGTCTAAAATAGATCTTAGCCAAGATAGTGTTAAGTCTATTTCAGAAAAGTGTAACGACTACAATAAATTAAAAAAACAAATTGAAAAAGACGAGGAAAGTCTTTCTCTTCTAAAGCATAAAGCTAGAGATATGGAAGAGAGAATAATTCCAGAGATGATGCAGGAAGCAGGTGTATCTTTGTTGAAATTAAGTGATGGTTCTACTGTTGAAGTAAAACCATTCTATGCAGCAAAAATTCCTGAGTCACGTGTTGATGAGGCTTTTAGTTGGTTAAGAGGTAAGGGGTTCGAAGATATAATCAAGAACACTGTCACCGCTTCATTCAATAGAGGTCAAGACAACCAAGTCTCTGAATTGATAAAGGTCTGTGAAGAACATGGATTCAACTATAATAAAAAAGAAAAAGTTGAACCTATGACTCTTAAGGCTTTTGTTAAAGAGCAAGTTGAAGCTGGTAAGGAATTACCCTTTGATTTGTTCGGTGTATACATCGCAAATAAAACGAAAATAACTAACAAATAATAGGTAATAATATGAAGATAAAAGACGAACAATCGAACGAAGTAGCGATTAAAAAAGAAGCAGGAGCAGTTGCAAATATTGATTTAGAGCAATTTGCTGATGCTGGATTTGATAATGTAGATTCCAAGAGTTTAGCATTACCATTTCTTAAAGTTCTAGGACAGTTGTCACCACAAGTAACGCAAGGTGATAGTCAGTTTAATCCTGAAGCAAGACCTGGAATGATCTACAACACCGTAACAGATGAACTTTATGATGGCGCAGGAGGTATAACAGTTATCCCTTGTTATTATAAATTAGAATACATTGAGTGGAGAGACAGAGAAAAAGGTGCTGTTGCTCCTGTAAATGTATATGCATCTGATTCGGATATCATGACTAAAACTACCAGAGGTGACGATGGTAAGGATAGGCTTGAGAATGGTAATTACATTGAAGAGACAGCTTCTCACTACGTTATGATAGTGCAAGAGGACAAATCTTCTACAGCTATGATTACTATGAAATCTACTCAAAGAAAGAAATCCAAAAAATGGAATTCAATGATGATGTCTTTGAGACAGAAAAGAAAAGACGGTAAAGGTTTCTTTAGACCTGCACCATTCACTCAGCAGTACACACTTAAAACTGTTTTAGAAAAAAACAATTTAGGTTCTTGGTACGGTTGGGAGATAGAACACTTGGGTACAGTGGAGAGCGAAGATACAATCAAAGCAGCTTATGAGTTTTACGAATCATGTAAAAAAGGTGCTGTCAGAGTTAACCACGGTAAAGAAGAACAAGTAGAAAAAACTCCATTCTAATATGGACATACTTGACAACACCCTGGAAGAGTTTGTAGAACTCTTCCAGGGCTCTGCTACATATTTTGGTGCTTCCAGACCATTAGGACAAACAAGAAGTCGTGATGGTAAGCAAGAATTTAAACATTGGGTCGAACCTAGGCCTATGACCAGGGAAGATTGGTTAGAACATTTAAAAGGAGAAAAATACTATGGAAGCGTTCCCATTCGAGATGATAATACATGCAGTTGGGGGGTCATCGATGTTGATCGTTATAATATACAGCATAAGGACGTTATATCGGTTATACGGAAAAGGAAATACCCACTCATCCCATTCAGATCAAAATCCAACGGACTCCATTTAGTTTTATTTATTGATGGTGTAGTTCCTGCATCTTCAATGCGTAAAAAATTAATTGAACTTGCATCCGATCTAGGTGTAAATGATACAACAACAGATATTTATCCTGCACAGGATGAAGTAGATCTTACACCTGAAGATTGGAATAAAAAAAGAAAAGGTAATTTTGTAAATCTGCCATATCAAAAAGCACACTTAACTACAAGAGTGGCTATGGATAATGATGGTAATTCTATTAAGCTTGAGAACTTATATAAGTTTGTAGCGGACTATAGATTAAATCCTAAAGAGTTTAATAAACTTAAAATATTTCAAGACGATGAAACAAAAGACTACCCACCTTGCGTAGTTAACTTTATGAAAAACAAAGTTCAAAAAGGTGAAGGTCGTAATGATGCAATGTTCAACGTAGCTGTATTAGCAAAAAAAATTAATGCAGATCCAGTTATGTACGAGGATTGGACTAGAAATTTAATGACTAAAGTATGTTCTGAACCACTACACCCGCAGGAGTTAAATAATATATTTAAGGGTGTTGAGAACAAAGAGTATGCTTATAAATGTAAAACATCTATTGCTAGAATGCATTGTTCATCAAGCACATGTTTAAGACGTAAGCATGGTATTGGAACTAATGAAGCTTTGCCTGAGGTTGGTAAGCTTTTAAAAGTAAACTCTTATCCAGAACCTTATTGGATTTTACCTATACAAGGTAAATCAATTAGACTTTCAACAAAACAATTATACCAACAGCAACTGTTGGGAGAACAACTATTAAATTATGATATAGTTTGGAGATCTTTAAAACCAACTAAACGTGATCCAGATCCATACAGAGATTGGTTAGAAGAGTTAGTATCTAACAAACAAGACATGGAAGGTTTTGATGCAGGTGAAGAGCGAGAAGATGTATTCAATTCTAGGATGACTAGGTTTCTTGAAGATGTTGAGGATACTACTGAGTTTGATCAAATAGATTCTGGTAATATCTGGAGAGATGAGAATGAAATGAGATTTAAATTAGAAACATTTAGATCATTTATGAAAAAGGTTGGTTACAACTGGAATGAAAAAGAATGCACGAGATTTTTAGAACAAGGAAAAGCTTTACCTAAAAAGAAATTTCAAAACATTAGCAGTAGGCATTGGGTTGTAGCATTACCAAAACAAACAGAGCATAAAAATAAAGATGTCAAATTCGTTAAAGCAACAGCTGCGTGGGAAGACAATTAAGATATTCGGGCCACCAGGTACAGGTAAGACAGAGAACCTTTTAAAGCGTGTTAAACGTTATTTAGAAAAAGGTTATTCTCCAGATGAGATATGTTACGTATCCTTTACAAATAAAGCTGTAAATGAATGTGTTGCAAGAGTTAGACAAAAGTTTAAAGGTTATGATGAAGATGCTTTTTCATATTTTAGAACACTACATTCTTTGGCCAGACAACAGTTTGCTGAAATTCCCGTATTAGATCCTAAAGCAGACCTGCTGATGTTTCATACACAATATGGCACTGTCAAGGTAGGCTACAAAGACACTTGGGATGATCAAAAAGTATATAATAATTGGTCCTTACAAATCTACGATCGAGCAAGAAACATGAAGGTAGATCCTGTGTGGCTTTACAAACAGCAAACAAGAAAATCAGTTAGGCTACAACAATTCAAATCAATCATTGCAGGTTACGAAGAATTTAAAACTATGGAAATGGAGAATGGCCAACGGACAGCGGACAGATTAGATTTTACCGACATGGTGCAGAAGTTTGTTGATGATGGCCTTGTAGTTCCTTTTAGAGTTTTAATGGTAGATGAAGCTCAGGATCTGACACCTTTGCAGTGGGACATGGTAGTTAAAATGGCTCAAGCAGTAGAGAGAGTGTATATTGCAGGTGACGATGACCAGGCGATCTACGAATGGAATGGTGCTGATGTTAATTTGTTTCAAACCTTTCCTGGTAAATCATTGGTGTTAAAAAAATCTGTTAGATTAAACAAGAACATACATTTCTTTTCTAAGTGTTTATTGAATTCTATGGGTGATAATAGAATACCTAAAGAGTTTTATTCTAATGGTAAGGATGGATCTGTTCATAGATGGAATGGGTTAAAGAAAGTACCTTGGGATATGGACGGTAGTTGGATGGTGTTGGCTAGAATAAATGATGTAAAAAAAGAACTACAACAAGAGGCTAGGAATCTTGGCCTGTACTATCAAGACCAAAAAAATAATAAATCATTTGATCCTAATCAATTTTCAGCAATTAATTATTGGAAGAAAATTTGTGATGGGGGTAGTATTACTAGAGAAGAAGCTACAACAATGTACGAGTTTTTGTTAAACATAGACCACGGATACCGGTCACAGGACAGTAAGAAATGGAGTTTTGCACATCCGAATCAAGTGTTTACATTTGATGAATTACATTTAAGATGTGGTATGCGTGATGAAAAAGGTCCATGGAATCAAGTATTTAAAAGAAAATTTAAGGATAAAGATAAACAATATTTTCAGAAACTTATGAGTGAAGGTGTAGATCTAAGTCAACCACCAAAAATAATTATTGATACAATACATCAAGTTAAAGGTGGTGAAGCAGACAATGTTGTCCTGGCGAGCAAGTGTAACTTCCCCTCACACTTTGAAAAAAAGAATCTAGCAGAAAAAGTAAAAGAACTTAGAGTTTGGTATACAGGTGCAACAAGATCTAAAAGCACACTCCATCTGTTGGGTACTTATCATCAATATAATTTTCCATTAGGAAAATATTTTAAACAATACGAGGCTAACTATGTCAGATAAAGATATGTTTGATGAAGCATTCCCACAAGACAAACAAATTGGGGGATCCCATTACCAACAGTTTTTAATTCAACCCTGGACATTTATAAGAAAAAATGGTTTGAACCCTTTTCAAGCAAATGTAATAAAATATGTTTGTAGGTATTTAACCAAAGGTAAGACAATAGAAGATTTAGAAAAAATAAAACATTATTGCGATTTAGAAATAGAACATTTAAAAGATGCCAAAAAGAAAAAATAAATTAGTCATGTGTGAGCGTTGTGATGAAGTAGTTGCAGTAATTGTTCATGAATATAATTATTACTGTGCTGAATGTGCTTTGTTTGAATTAAATATACCTTATAAGAAAGCAATATCAATTGAAGATGCAAACCTAAGTAGGAAAAAACAATGACCCACCAATTAAATTTTATTTACAATGACTCGGATTGGATTTGTCCAAGTGAATATCCAGATTTATCAAAAGCAACTGAGATTGCAATTGACCTGGAGACTAAAGATCCAAACATAAAAACAAAAGGACCAGGGTGGGCAACATTTGATGGTCATATTGTAGGATTTGCTGTGGCTGCACTTGGTCAACAGTGGTACTTCCCGATAGCTCATGATGCTGGTGGGAATATGGATTTATCAATTACCTGCGCATGGATGCAAGACATTTTAAAAACAGATGCAACTAAAATATTTCACAATGCAAGTTATGATGTTGGTTGGTTACTTGTAAATGGATTTGAGATCAGAGGTAAGATAGTTGATACCATGATTGCTGCTGCAATCATCAATGAAAACAGATTTAGTTTTAGTTTAAATGCCTGCGCAAAAGATTATTTAGGTGAAATTAAAAATGAAACGTTTTTGAACGAAAAAGCCAAAGAATGGGGAATTGACCCAAAAGCTGACATGTGGAAGCTGCCTGCGGGCTACGTAGGCTTCTATGCTGAGCAAGATGCAGGGCTAACCTTACGTTTATGGCAAACGCTAAAAACAGAGCTATCTAAGCAGTCTCTACACGATGTGTGGGAAATGGAGATGGAATTATTGCCTATTTTGATAGATACTAGGCGTAGAGGAATAAGAGTTGACGAAGAGAAGGCATCTCTGTTAAAAAAAGAATTCAAACAAAAAGAGTCTGAGGTTTTATCAAGTATAAAATCTCAGACCACACTTGATGTAGACATCTGGGCAGCAAGAAGTGTAGCGCAAGTCTTTGATAGAATAGGTGTTGAGTATCCACGGACAGCGAAAACTGATGAACCAAGTTTTACCCAAAACTGGTTAGTAAACTGTGATAACCCGATAGCGCAACTAATAAGACAAGCAAGAGAAATAAATAAATTCCATTCAACATTTATAGATTCCATTCAACGTTATGTTCATAAGGGTAGAATACATTCTGAAATAAATCAATTAAGATCTGACCAAGGTGGTACTGTATCTGGAAGACTTTCATATTCAAATCCGAACTTACAACAAATTCCAGCTCGAAACAAAGAGTTTGGTGACAAAATTAGAAGCTTGTTTCTACCTGAAGAAGGTAGGCAATGGGGTAGTTTCGACTACTCACAACAGGAGCCTAGGCTTGTTGCTCACTACGCTGCATCGGTCAATGATAACTTTGAAGGTGCAGCGGAGTTCATCGAAGCTTATAAAAATGAGTCAGCTGACTTTCACCAGATCGTAGCAGACATGGCGGGGATTACACGATCACAGGCCAAAACTATTAACTTAGGTTTATTTTATGGTATGGGTAAAGCAAAATTAGGTAAAGAATTAGGTATTAATAAAGATCAAGCTGAAACGTTGTTAAGACAATATGGAGAAAGAGTTCCATTTGTTAAGAGATTAGCTACTGAAGTAACCAACAGTGCTTCAAAGTATGGGTTTATTCGGACAATAGGGGGCCGTAAATGCCGATTTGACATGTGGGAGCCCGCTACCTTCGGAATGAACAAAGCTATGCACTACGAGGAGGCTAAGGCAATATATGGAAATAACATCAGGAGGGCTTTTACATACAAAGCTTTGAATAGATTGATCCAAGGATCTGCAGCAGATCAAACTAAACAGGCTATGATTAATTGTTACAAAGCAGGTTACAAACCACTATTACAAATTCATGATGAATTATGTTTTTCTATTAATGAAGAAAAAGATATTGCAGGTGTTAAAGAGATTATGGAAAACGCAATAGAAAATTTAAAAGTCCCATCAAAAGTAGATATTGCATTAGGAAAATCCTGGGGCGAGGCCAAAGAATAATTTAGAGCGCAGAAGTCTTAAGGTAAAAGTTTAATTTTTTTTTTAGCTAGGTTTAAACTTAACTAGCTATATCTAGAAGACCCTTTTTAGCGTCTTCAACACTCTGATCATTGATCTTTTTTCTAAGATCTTTGATTTTTATATCAATCCACTTCATATCAGTAGTCACTCTACCCTGAGCTAACGCTTGGTTGGCCCACTTTGACTCCAATTGAAGTTTTTCCGATATTAACTTTTGTAGCATTTCGGTCTACCTCCTCAAAGGTTAAGAAAAGGACATTGGGATCATGGAAACCAGGGCCTTCTCTCTCTGTTACGTCTCCTGAGTCAACCTTCTTTACAAAATCCTCAAGGACGGCCTTATCGTTCTTAGCCTCAAGCATCTCATCGACATATATATTTTTATAGTTTGCTTGGACGCGATATAGCTTCATGTGGTATTATATATCAAAATGTGACAAGATTGCAATACTAAGCAGAATTAAGACTTCTACACTCAAATCTAATGGCTAATTTTTCATTATTAATACGATCAAGACCATAATTTTCATCTTCTACCAGTAATTTAAGAGTTTTTTGAGATATTGCGTAACCTGCTATTGCACAATCGTAATGATTTGTGAACTGATAACCAGGAATGTGTGGATCTATGCATTTGCTGGTTATCATACTGCACAGATGTAAAACTAATATGAACTTCATAATCCTATATTATCCTAGCTTATTATTTACTTGCATATCCCATTAAAATGTTTATATAAATATACAGTAATAATTGTAACAAAGAGGAGGCCATATGGCAACAACAACAAAATGTGACTCACAGGTGTTTAAAGATTGGAGCACAAAAGTAGATGATATTTTATCACGGCTACCGAAAACTGATATCAGTGGTGAGCCGTTAGAGTATCAAGACGATGCGTACCAAGAAGTTATGAAGATGTTGCAGCAGTGTTCAATGAACTTTGAAGACATGCCTATTTATCCAATTAACGAAACCATTGCTAATAAACTTATACAAGATCAACAGAGAGGTGCCGATGAAAGACCTGATATTTAGTATGATGTTTATTGCATTACTAACCATTATCCCTGCAAAAGTTTTATTATTTATTTTTGCATCATTGGGATATTTAATGTTCTATTAACCAAGGAGGAAAAGATATGAACAAAGCAATACAAAACAAATTTTTTGAAACTACTGATTACAGTAAGTTCAAAAAGACTAGAGGTAACAGACCTGTAGATGAAGCACACGTGCAGCAACTTAAAAAGTTGATTCAAGAAAAAGATTTATACGATCCAATTCGTGTAAATAAAAATATGGAAGTCATTGATGGCCAACATACATTAGAAGCTAGAAAACAATTAGATCTAAAAATTCCATTTATTATTATGGACTCTGATGATCCATTAGATGTGGCTAGACTAAACACAGGTCGTAAGAACTGGTCTATGGAAAATTATTTAGATCAACACTGTGCAAGAAATAAAATGGACTACAGAATTTGTAGAAACAAAATGCAACAGTACGGAATCAATGTTGCAGAGATGGTAGTTCTATTATTAAAACAAACTTCACTGTGGTCAAGAATCAGTAATGATTTTAAAACAGGACGGTTTGTAATTCCTGCAGGAGGTATTGAGCATACAGATCGTATTGGATCTCAATTGATGCAACTTAAAAAATACTTCTATGGTATGGAGTCTCCAAAGAACAAAAGATTTAAACGTTCGATGGTGGTGTCTTATATTGTAGCTGACAAGCATCCTAAGTTTGATCACCGAAGATTTAAAACTGCTTGCAAGAGTAAGTCTTCATGGTTCTTAACGGGTACATCAACTGCAGATTATATTGCGATCATTGAGAGAATATATAACGCAGGACTAACTCAAAAAAATAAAATAAATTTAGTTGAGTTTTACAAAACTAAAGAGTATCAAGACAAATAGGAGAAACAATGGACGTAAACAAATGGAAATCAATTGCTGTTGATATCGAATCATACACAATTATTAGGGCCATGGGGGAGAATGGCCTTAGAAACCCAGGCAACATGATTAAAAAACTTGTATCTGACACTATTAAAAAGATAGCTAAGAAAGAAGGTGTTGCTGAAACTAAAATGAAAGAGAATTTACTGAACCAAGGAAAGAAACTCTTGAAGTAAGTGATAGACACTTAGATGTGCATCGGTTGGTGTTGGAAAGGGCCCGCGAGAGTGGGCCTTTTTTTTACTTGCAATCAAAATAGAATTAACTTATTAATTTAAATGTATTCCTAAGCCTAAATGAAATAAGTGGGGCTTTAAAACACTTTATTTTCACCGAACAATTAACACTCAATTTAACTTTAATTAAAAGGATATTTTGTGGGTAAAGCTATTAAGAAAAGTAGTGAAGAAGCATTGAACCAGGCGTTGGACAAGCTAGTGATGGTGTGTCCAAATAAAAAAACTTATGATGAGTTAACTAGTTTGATGTTTCAGTTGTATTGTGGAAATGACTTTGGTTTAGGAAATTTCAGTCTTTCTTTCCTTGATAAAATCGAGGATCGATGGCGATCAGGACGTAAAGCTGCAGCTCAGGCTAAAGGTTTAAAACTGGTCGTAACGAATGCTTAGCCACGGTGTCCATATTACATCCATATCTTTTCCCGCACCGTGGTTATGCAAATGCAAAAAGCACCTAGACTATTAAAACAATCAATAATTATGATGGAGATCATGTCCGGTGAAGATCGGATGTTCTACCTACAGCGTATGTGGGATTTGTATATTGATGTCTATGTTAGAACTCCTGCACGTGGCCGTGGACGTAAACGTAAAAATACTCCATTAGATCAGAAAAAAGCCTATGAACTGTGCTCCGAGCTTACTAAAATTTTTGGGCATTAAATTGAGCCTAGAGATTATAAAACCTAAATCTTACGCTGAACAAAGATTATTTCAGGCTATCCTGGTGCAGGCGTTAGAGGATGCAGTAAACCCTTCAGGATTTAAGAAGGAGACTTACCATAAACATGATTCTCATAAATGGTTTGTTAGTAATAGTAAAGATTTTCAAGACGTTTGTTGGGGAGCAGATATGGACCCAGATTTTGTAAGAGGAGAATACTTAAAATTAGTTGATAAGGGAAAAATACATTTTACTAAATTGCAGATGTCCTGGATTCGGTATCGTGATTTATATAAGAGGTATCGAGAATGTAATAGTAAGGAGGAGAGAAGAATTATTAAGAAACTTATCTTAAAAGAAAATTTAAAGAGATTAGCGTAGTCATGGGGGACGAATGAATTTAACTCCTGGAGGGAAAAACCAGAGAGCAATTATTGTTAGACCCCCAGGAGTTATTAACCAATGTTTATATGTGTAATTAAACACAAGACAAATGTACCAGAAAACCGGATACCGGACAATGGAAAAAATTCTACTATATAGATTATCTAGAGTAATTGAAAAAGAAAAGTGCCCAGGGGGTAAAAGAGGTGTCCCTGGTGTCCCTAAAGACTATTATTGGCTATATACAACAATTATAGACGATTTAATGGTGTCCCTATGGTGTCCCTATGGTGTCCCTCAGGGACACCACTCTTGCGGGAACGCAAACAGTTGGTTAATAGGAACTAGTCATTACTCTGAAATATCTATATAGTAAAAAATTATGTATAAGAAATTGAAGTTTTTGACAGATACAGGAAAGTTCCTTACTAAAGAAATTAGAGATGCTTATAAGTCTTATAGAACTAGTGCACCAAAAGGTAAAAAAACTGCTGATATTGTGAAAGATAGTAATGTAACAAGATCTGTTGCTAAAGCAGATGTTAAGTCTGGAATTAGTCAAGAATTAAAAAGCAAATTAAAATTTGAAAAAGATAAAACTAAAAGACGTTCTATTATTAGAGGTTTAAACAAATTAAAATAATGCCTGGTGGACTTAAAAAGAAATCATTAAGAACTGAATTAGATTTAACTCCTAAACAAAAAATGTTTGTTGAAATCTATGTAAAAGATTGGGGTTCTATTACACAAGCTGAAGCGTTGAAGCGTGCAGGTTATGTGTGCACTAATGAAAAAGATTATGGATCTGTTGCATCTAGAATGTTATCTAGAAAACACAGTCCTCATATAGCTAAATACTTTGATAAATTATTTGAGCGTGAAGTAAAAAAATACGAGAGTGACAACCTTAGAAGATACAAAAGGTTAGAAAGAATTGCTGACAAAGCAGAGAAAGAAAAACAATTCGCTGCTGCTATTAATGCTGAGTATAGATCTGGTCAATTGGCTGGAGCTTATGTTGATAGAAAAGAAGTAACAGTCAGTGGTTTGGAGGGTATGTCACGTGAGCAACTTGAAAAAAAGCTTGAGGAACTATCAAACAAGATCGATGGCTACAATGCCAAAACGATTACGATTGAATCCCAAGACGTTACAGCAATTGAAGAAAGTTAGTTGGTCTGAGTGGTTAGATGTTTTTAACCAAGTACATAACTCTACTATCACTACTTCAGTTGGTAAAATTAAGGTAGTGATTGATGATTAAGAAGAAACGACAACAATCTAAAATACTAAACTTTGATTTTAAAAATCTCGGTAACATAATTGATGATTATCCATTTGTGGAAATAGAGTGGCTGGATATCGAAGGTGATGCTGGCTGGTCTTCAACAAAAGATTTGCATAAAGAACAACTACCTGTATGTGTATCGAAAGGGTATTTGCTTAGCCAAAAAAAAGGAATTACAAGAATTTTTAGTGATTACATCAAGACCAAAGATAAGCCTACATTTGACAATATTGGTAATACAACTATTATTCCAACAGCAGTGATTAAATCAATCAGGAAGATAAAATTATAATTTACTTACTCAATCATGACTAATAAAAATGGGGAAACTAGGTTATGGCAAAAGGTAAAAAAAGGACTGACTAATTGCTTTCTAACACGCGTAGAATCTAGCACAATCAATGGTATTCCAGACATTCATGCAGTGATGTGTAATGAAGTATTTTGGATAGAATTAAAATCAGATTCATTAAGTTATCCGAAGCTAAATAAATGGCAAATTGTTTGGATCAACAGGTATATAAACGCAGGAGGCAAAGTAATTATCTTGAAAGAGACCCTCTTGGAGAGGTCTCTTAAACTCTACAGACCGGTGT